CTGAGGGTGGCGACGCCAAGATGCTGATGGTCGGTGCTCTCCTCAAGCAGAAAGTATCGACCTTCACTGGTATTGCTCAGACCCGTTTTAACGTGAACGGCAACAAGCAAGCCAGCATCATCGGTGCAGCCGACATTTACGTGTCAGACTTTGGCAACGTAGAAGTTGTGCCAAACCGCTTCATGCCTGCTGATGTTGCCTACCATGTAGATCCTTCGATGGCTTCGATCATGTTCTTGCGCCCGTTCGAGAAAGTCGAATTGGCTAAGACTGGCGATGCTGACAAGATGCTGCTCATCTGCGAATGGGGCGTTAAGGTCAACAACGAGCGCGCTCACGGCGTTGCCCGCGACCTGATCCCTTAATGGGTGATAGAATAGGGGCTACTTCGGTAGCCCTTGTTCTTTGAGGTAACATCATGGGAAAGCGATTATTTGACCATTGCGCAGAGTCTGGCGTCACGAAGTGGTGGCACTACGACGAGGCTACGGATACTGCTCGCATCGAGACAGAACAGTCTGGTGCAGTGATTGGTAGCATCCTAGATCAGAACAAAGCTGAACGTGCAGCGCATGACGGCAAGTTTGGCGACGGAATGCACAAGATCGCAAGCATTCCTATGGTGCTATATCACGAGTGGAAGAAAGAGGGCTTGTTTGAGCGCGAGAATCATCCCAAACTGATGATGCGCCTGCGCGATCCTTCTTACGCTAACCTGCTAACGGTGCAAAAGATATGAGCTATGCAACCTTGCGGGATGACATTGCAGCGTTTATTGATAACCAAGACATTGCAAACAAGATTCCGACGTTTATTCGTCTGTGCGAATCTCGGCTTAATCGCAACATTCGCACACGTGACATGGAGTTTCGCGCTACCGCGCAGATTGATCGGCAGTTTTCGACGCTTCCAGTAGATTTCATGGAGATGCGTAACATTCAGATTAACTCCAATCCTGTCACTGCGTTGAAGTACGTTACACCACAAGAGGCTGACCGCATTCGTGCGGCCCAATTACAGGGTAAGCCACAATTCTTTTCCGTAGTCGCTAATCGCCTAGAGCTAATTCCTGTACCAACAGAGACTGTTTCTGTTGAGATGGTCTATTTTGCAAAGATACCTGAGCTTAGTGATGTAACTGCATCGAATTGGCTTCTTGAGCGCCATTACGACGCTTACCTGTATGGTTCTTTAGTGCAGGCCGCTTTGTATCTAAAGGATGACCCAACAACGTGGGCCACGCTATTTGATAGCGCTATCAGTGAAATTGAGCTTGAAGATGAGCGGTCACAGTTCCACGGAACGACGCCACAGGTGCGAGGGATAACCATTGGCTGAATATCTAGCGGCTGACACGATTGACGCGGAGTGGATTGGCGATGAGCTATATGTCGCAGAAGGATATGCTCTCGCTGGCTACTTTTATAATCCTGATGAAGTGACATGGACTGGGGTAGAAAATGGCTGACACTCTTACAAGTAATTTTTCATTAACGAAGCCTGAGGTGGGTGCCAGTACCAACACTTGGGGTGCTAAGATCAACGCCAACCTAGACATTATTGATGATGTCTTGAGTGGCGCACGCGCTGCCTTCCCTAACGTACTGGTCGCTACAACTGCAAACATTACTCTTGCAGGCGAGCAGACCATTGATGGTGTGCTGACTTCCGCTAGTCGCATCTTAGTTAAGGATCAGGCTGCACCAGCCAGTAACGGCATTTATGTGTCTGCGGCTGGATCATGGGCGCGTTCTGGCGATGCCAACTCAGTTGAGGAGTTTGTACTTGGCCGCTCTGTTTACGTGCAGTCCGGCACGGTAGGTGGTGGGCGTGAGTATCGTGTCGTCAGTAGCGTTATCTCTCTTGGAACATCACCTGTTACGTTTAGTGATGCTATCGAGCAAGGGGCAGCAACACTTGGCGCAACTTCTGTAACAACGCTTACAGCAAGCGGAGTAAGCACTTTGCAGGCTGTTAGCGCGACGGCGGTGACTTCAACTTCTGTATCTAGCGCAACAATAGCTAGCTCTGGTGTTGCTACACTGGCTGAGCTTTCTTCTCCATCTCTTGCTGGGATGGTCGCCTATTTTGCTATGAATACCGTTCCTGCTGGCTGGCTAAAGGCCAATGGATCGGCCGTGTCTCGCACAACCTATGCTGCACTGTTTGCAGCGATTGGTACGTCATTCGGTGTTGGTGATGGAACGACAACCTTCAACCTTCCAGATATGCGAGGCGAGTTCGCTCGCGGCTTTGATGATGGTCGTGGCGTAGACACAGGTCGCACATTCGCCAGTTCGCAGACAGATGACCTGAAAGGCCATGATCATCTCTACTACAAGTTTGACGATGCAACAGGGATTAACCCGATTAGCGGCGGCAACTTTGATGGCAACGGCGGCCCAAGAACTTCTACGCAAGTAAACACAACAAGCACGGGCGGAGCAGAAACTCGCCCAAGAAACATTGCCCTGCTTGCCTGCATTAAGTTCTGAGGAATATCTATGCTTGCCAAGCTGAATATACCGCCAGGCATTTACGCTAACGGCACTGACTACCAGAGTCAGGGTCGCTGGCATATGGCTAACCTTGTGCGCTGGCAGTCGGGTTATATGGGGCCGGTAAAGGGCTGGCAGATTTACGATCCAATGCAGCTATCTGGTAGGCCGAGTGATATTCATACATTCCGTGACGGCCCTGATTCACGCGCAGGCATTGGTACACATCTAAAGCTGTACGCCATTAAGCCTAACGGTGACTATCAAGACATTACTCCTGCTGGCTACGTTACAGGTCGCGCTGATGCTGGCAATGCGTTTGGCTACGGATTTGGTGCTTATGGTATTGGTGCTTACGGCATCTCAACACCGGCCACTGGAAGCATTCAGCCACCGACTAACTGGACGCTAGATAATTTCGGCGCATTCTTGGTTGCCTGCGCTAACACCGACGGCAATCTGTACTACTGGGACAACATCACTGCCACGGCCACTGTGATGACAGGAGCGCCGGTTGATAACGATGCCGTTGTTGTCAGCGAAGAGCGCTTTGTCTTTGCCCTTGGGGCTGGTGGTAACAGTCGCTTAGTGCAATGGTCTGATCAAGAGGACTTTAACACATGGATGCCTGCTCCGACTAACCAAGCAGGAGACTTTGAGCTTGCAACTAATGGCGCGATCCTTAACGGGCTTCGTGTTCGAGGCCAGTTGCTCATCTTGACGACCGCTGATGCGCATACGGCTACATACCAAGGCGCACCGTTTGTCTATGGCTTTGAACGTGTTGGCTCTGGCTGTGGCGCTGTTGGCCCACAAGCATCGGTTGCCACTGACGCATTTGCTTGCTGGATGGGTTCTGGCTCGTTCTATATCTACGATGGCTTTGTTAAGCCGCTGCCATCTGATGTGCAAGACTATGTGTTCAGTGACATCAACATGGCGCAGATTCGCAAGGTGGCTGCATGGAACAACACAGCCGTTAACGAAGTCTGGTGGCACTATCCATCATCTGACAGCGTAGAGTGTAATCGTTACGTTGCGTGGAACTACCGCGAAAACACGTGGACTATCGGCTTAATGAATCGCACCTGTGGCGACGATAACGGTGTTTACGGCAACCCATTGATGGCATCGCCAGATGGTTATATCTATCGCCACGAGATCGGCTTCCTGTATGACGGCGCAGCGCCTTATGCAGAGACAGGGCCGGTTGAGATTGGCGATGGCGATAACCGACACATGGTTCGTCGAGTATTCCCTGATGAGCGCACTAAGGGCGATGTCAGCCTTAGCTTCCGTCTGCGTAACTATCCTAACGGCCCCGAGTACAGCTTTGGCCCGTACTCGATTAGCGCGCCAACATCAGTGCGATTCTCTGGCCGACAGATGGTTATGCGTATTGATGCTCAGGTTAATGCAGATTGGCGCTTTGGTATTCCTAGGCTTGATATTGCTCAGGGTGGCACACGATGAAGCTACCGCGCAGTGATGACCGCACGATTACCGAAATTAGTCGTCAGGTTGAGTTGGCTGATCGTATGAATTACAAGCGTGACCGTGACTTAGAAATAGGGCAAAATAGGGTCATCCTGACCAGTCCTAACGGGAGTCGGTACGCAATCATGGTTTCTGATCTCGGCGTACTATCCGCCGTAGCTGTTTGAGGGGTGGAATATGGGATTCGGACTTTCGTTCGGTGGTGGTAGCAGCAAGACAAAAAGCTCGTCAGTCAATGAAATTGATGCAGAGCTAAAGCCGCTACGCACAAAAGTACTTGGTCAGTCTATGGGCTTGGCTAACCAGCCTATTCAACAGTTTCAGGGCCAGCGCGTTGCTGGATTCACGCCATATCAGCAGCAGGCATTTAGTCAGGTTGGCGCATTAGGCCAGCAAGGGCATGGCTTAGCTCAGCGCGGATTTAACATCCTCGGTGGAATTGGCAGCGCAGCAGATCGAATGCCTGCGTATCAGAACCAATTTACGAATGAGGTTATTGACCGCTCATTGTCTGATCTTGAGCGCCAGCGTCAAATCACTGGCACTGCTGATGCAGCTAAGGCGGTTTCCGCAAAAGCCTTTGGAGGCTCACGCCAAGCGGTACAGAACGCATTAACTAACGAGGCTTATGCGCGTCAAGCTGGCGACATGTCTGCTAACCTGCGCTACCAAGGCTTCAACACGGCATTGGGCGCGGCTCAGCAAGACGTACAGCAGCAGCAGGCTCTTGCTCAGGCATTGCAAGGCGCAGGATATGGCGCTATTGATGCTATGGGTCAAGCTGGCGGTATGCAGCAGCAGCTTACTCAAGCTGAGTTGGATGCTGAGCGCGAGAAGTTCTATGAGCCACGAAACTTGCAGATGCAGAACCTAGACTTCCTGACTGGCGTGCTTGCTGGCGTCCCACAGGGCGGAACAAGCAGCGGCACAAGCAAGACAAATACTAAGTCCTTCGGATTTAACGGGAGTATTGGCTAATGAACTTTAGTTTTCTGCAAGGCATAAAGCAGCAGCCACTAGAGTTGAGCGGCGGATTCAACCGAAACTCCTTGGACTTCAGCCGACCATTGTCAGTATTTTCTGGTGGCTATAATCAGCAGATGAGTCCGTTATCGTCTGCCACTCAAGATCCGGTTAATGGCTATATGAAGTTTAATGCGCCGCCACCTGCTGCAATGGAGAGCGGCCAGCAGATGGCTCCCAGCTTGCTTGCGCCAGCGCCAGAGCAAAGGGGCGCTACTACAAGCCCTATTGATGAAGGCAAGGCAGATGGCATTAGGTTCAAAGCTGAGCAAATGGCCGCTCAAGGCTCACCAATGCTTTCGCAAGTACAGCAGATGGGCGGTCGCTATCAGCGCCAATACAAAGGTTTACTGGGGTGATCTATGGGATTGCTTAACGAACAAATCCAAGGCTTAGACTATGGCCGCAGCGAATTGGCTAACTATCAGCCAAAGCAAGAGCCTGTCGGAGTTGGCATCTTGGAGGCTTTAGGTCAGGCGTTTATCCCTGAAACGATGTCTCGTATTGCGCAGATTAAAATTGATCGCAATGCGCCGTCGCAGGCTACGTATCAGCAGTTAGCAGAGTATTACGCGCAGGCTGGAAATCCACAGCGCGCACAGCAATACGCTGAATTAGCTCAAGCACAGAATCCTAAGACACGCGAAGTATTCTCACGCACAGAAGGCGTTGTTAATGATCAGGGTGAGACAGGCGTATTACTGACGTATCGCAATGGCGAGCAAGAGTTTAAGCCGGTTCAGTATGCGCCAAATGCGCCGTCTGCTGGTCGTGCGCCAGCTACTCCCCGAGTCCCTGTTGGCATGATGTGGGATGCGGAACAAGGCCGTG